AACAACATCTTCTGATTCAGTAATGGGTGCTTTTTTCTTTTTTTTACCCATTGCTTTTGCAATAGCTTTAGACTTAGCACCTTTGTATTCTTCAGCAGGTGCCTCTACCTTACCGTCTTTATCGTAATCTTTTTTAGCTAATTTTTTTGCCATATTATTATTTATATAGATTGTATGAATTTTAAGATTTGTTCTCTTAAGAAAAATTCTGCATCTCTACGAGGTAAGTTAGCGATTGATTTTTCAAAGTTTTCATAAACTTCTTCATACTTACCATTAACAGCAACTACCCATTGTTTGGATTCAAGTATACCATTAACAAAAGCTTTAGGAAATGATGGATCAGCGACACAGTCAACAGCAACAAGTTTAAGATTTCTTACAGTATTATGTGTAGAGCCTTCTTCAAGTGTTCCGAGAGCTCTTGAAGACATACCTACCTTAACACCGTCGTTAATAAGGGATTTTACTATTAATCCACATGGTGTAGAAAGAACTTTTGATTTACCGTAGAAGACATTATTATCTTCATACATCTCTGTAACAATATGGCAAGCACGTTCGAGGTCAACATCAGCAGTCGTTGGATGATTAAGCTCTCCCATAGCTCTCCCTGGTACAATCATTTCTTCATTGTAACGCTTAACTTCCTGTCTTAGTTCATCAATAGGGTATAAGCGTTTATTCTTATTAACACCCTCCGCCATCATATACGGACCTTTAATGAATAACGTTGATGGAGCGTTTCTGTTACTCTCTTCGACGACGTATTCAAACTGATCGTCTAACGCTGGTTTTTCTACTAATAGGTTAAGCTTCAATGCCATAATTATATTTATGTTAAATGTATAAAAATCTATTAATTAAGGTCCTTTTCTGTAAGAATTAAGAACTCAAACCCTCTTTTCTTACATAATTCACGAGCAGCTGCCCATTTAGCAGAATTTACAACCCATGTTGATTGTTCATATATTAGATGAGCCTTATTTTTATACTTAGTTTTAGGTGGTTGTGTTTGTTTAGAAGGCTTAATTTCTATTAAATAATTTTTAATTAGATTACCTTCTTTTATTATAACAAAGTTATCTACATAATATCTGTGTACCCTACCATCTAATGGACTTATATACGGTATAACCACATTTTCTGAACCCCATTTAATTACATTAGGGTTATTATCACAAAATCTCATAAATTTAAGCTCAAGTCCAGATCTATAGTTTGCGTATGCACCAATAAATTTATCTTTATTAATAGGTGTAAACTTACCTTGTCTGTAATTAGAACTCATTTTAATTCGTTATAATATATTGTTTCACCGTGTCTAAATATATGTAAGGTATTAGATTGACGCTTCACTACATATTTACCGTTACGTTTTAATTTTGTTAGTATTACCGGTGAAATCTTAGTCGTAGATAAAAATTCTCGTTCGTTATTATATTTATACGTACCTAAGTGTGAAGTAATTATAAAGGGTTTGCATCTTGGATCTATATAGTCTCGTCCTTTTAATTCATTTACTGTCTTTCCCTTATTCCACGGTCCTTTATATGTTTCTCCAAATATTTCTTTTGCTGATTTACCTTTACGTGAGTCAATATAGTTAGGATCATTAAGACGTTCTTTCATTGTCTTGCCTAACTGACGTATACTTGTTTCTTTTTGAGCTTTAAGCTCTGCTTCTGTAAATCCGTATTCTTTAATACGTATACTTTGATTTATACCCTTTTGTCGCTCCTTTTTAGTTCTATTACCTGCGATTAGCCTCGTTCTAAGTGTATTAGCTGCTCTTTCACGTACTTCAGGTGTATGCATTGCTTCGTGCCCTCCAGATCCATCCTCCCGTACAAGATTAGCAAAATCTTTTGAATTAACAACATCCCAAAGATCTGAATATTTTAGCCCCTGATCACGTATTTCATCTTTTGTTGTTGATTCAAACAATATAATGGTGCTAATTAAATCTGTCCCGTGCTTAGTAATATGTTTTTTCCAATATGTACCAGAGCCTGTATATTTAAAACAATTATCCTTTGTACCGTGATGAAAGCAAAGATATTTTAATCCTGTTTTCATATGTTGTTTTAGTAAAATAAAATACTTCTTATCCATATATTTATTTATGGTAAGGTGACAGTAATCCTCATTATTTTGAATAAATACTAACCCAAAAAGAACATACAAGGATCAGCGTCTCCGTAACCAGCTGCAGCACCAGTTGTAAGCATATCTTCAAGCTCTTTCTTCTTAGATGTACCCTCTGCAAGTAAGTCGTAATTTAAGCTACCACCGCCGAGCAAGTTAACACCTGTAAATTTACTACGTACTCTACCTATAGTAATCATTGTCAATGCTAATGCATATTCATATACCCACTGCTCTTTAATTAAGTCACGTAATGGACGCTCTAACCAACACGATATAACACCATAGAATCTACTCGAACCTGGTTGAGGATATATTTCTAAGTATTGTGTTCGTGAGTCAAACTTAAGATCGCGTTTTGTCGCTAATAGTTTTTCACGAGTCTCCATCCACTCTTTAGTTGTATACCAAGATACAAGATCGAAACCGTAATTACCTAATGCATAACTAAAGTATGTTTGTTGTGCTAGAGTTTGCTCTAAGGTAAACAAAGAGTTAATCCCTTGGTTTGAACCCTCTTCAAAATCTACAACTGAAACCACCTTACGATAATCCATTACATCGTAATCAAAAACATTAGAATATTGTGTAGGTGAAGCTTCTTGAGATTGTAAGGATACGGACTTCTGAACAGATTCTTTAAAGATGCTTGTTAAACTAAAATTAAAAGATGTTAGGGTTCTATATAGCGATTTATCTACAATTTCAAAAAGAGGTAAGCCACTCACAAATAGACTGGATAGAGCTGAAGAGCTTGAAAAGAAAGAAGAATTAACAGCAGATGTAGCTACATACACTGTATTTGGTAACTCAACTGTAAAATCGACACCTGGACGTGAAGGTTTATTAGCTATCTTCTGTTCATCAGTAAGACCAGCTTTAGATAAAGTAAATAAATGATCAAGTCGTATACCTCTGTTTTTTTCATATACACTTGAATCAAAAATTAAATATTCTTGTGTAAAGCCTGCGAATTTTGAAAAGTATTCTGCAGCAATCTGTATATTTTGAAATAGCTGATCTTGATGTATCTCAAGTGTAATGAGCGGGTAACCAAGAGCTCGCTTTATTCTATCTCCTAAATTAGAAAATGTCTCTATTTGACTATTTAAATTAGTAGACTGAAATGCAGATACGGGTAATACTTCACAGGCGAGTGACATATAATTATTTATCTATTATGCCGCTGGAGGAGGTGTTTCCGGAGGAGCTCCTTCTGCTGGTGGAGCTTCACCACCTGGAGGAGCAGCGCCTACTGCAGCTTCACCACCACCGAAAGCTGGTGGAACACCACCCATACCGCCGCCCATACCACCAGCTTCAGGTCCCATACCACCAGCTTCAGGACCTGCTACATCTGCAGCAATTATTTGCTCTCTCCAAGCAGGTCCAAGGGTTGTAATCTGTTGTAATTCCCACTGAAGTTCAGCATCTTTACGTAAGAACTCTCTATTAGCAAGAATATCTTTATCTTTCCACTGCAAGTATTTTTTCTGTGCATATGTCTTAGAAACAAACTCATTACTCGCTATACTTGAATAATTAGAAGCTCGTTGCTCGAGTCTTTGATTTTCACGCATTTCATAGAAGTTAGTAGGGACATTAAACTCTACGCTAATGTTACTATTATCTAGGTCGAGTTTCTCCCAAATACCCTTAAGCTGTAAGTGAGTAATAAAACCGCGCTTGATACCAGCTGCAAAACGTTGCTGCTGTCTGATGATAAACCTTGCCATCTTAAGTTCTTCTCTTAAGATTTCAGCACCATCTCTAAATGCATCTGCTGGGTCTAGTCTTGAAGTTGGTACTTTAAGTGAACGATAAAGTTTCTTAACAAAGTACATTAGGTCAGTTAACTCACCTAAGTTTTGACCACCGGCAAGCTGACTTACGCTTGAACCTTCTGAACCAGCTCTTTTTGGAAACCAAAACGCATCTAGCATTGATTGTGGGTTAAATTTCTTTACTACATCACCCTGATCAACATCAAAGGTCTTACTTGACCAGTAGTTAGCAATAAGCTTTTTGAGGTAAGCTTCTGCCTTAGGTGCAGGCATAGTACCTACATCAACATTGAATACAAGGCGCTCTGGTGCTCTAACTAGTCTGTATATAACAATCGCATCTTCAATAAGTGAAAGCTGTCTATAAGCGCGTCTTGCATTTTCAAGGAAAGGTAGAATCATTGTTTTTGATTCACTCATTACACCAGAGTTAACATATATAACTTGATTTTGATCAAGAGGAATATGCTCTACTTTTTCTTGCTTCTCGGGGTTCTTAGGATCAAAAATAGGTTTACGGTATATGAAACCTCTTACCATCATATTCTGAATATTATTATATACAGGGTCAATTAATTCAGTTGGTAGATTAATAGCACCAAGAACACCTTCTTGTATATAATCTTTATGAATAATAAGCTCGAAGAATAACTCTCCTTCGACTAATAATTGACGAAAGTATTGCCAACCTTTATTTTTAAAGTCAAAGTATTCTGCAAATTTATTAAACTCTTCATCGAGATTAGTCTTATCCTTCGATGACATCTCTACATGTCTTAACTTAAGTGTTAGTTCACAACCGTTTTCATCGGTGTTAATAGCCTCATCACACAATTCGTCTAGAGCATCAGCTACATCTGAATAGGCAGCCATGATTCTATAGTCACGTAATCTTGCGCCTTTATTCTCTTGAATATTAGCATACATTACTTGACCGAAGGAAGAGTCTTTACCTATTGAACCAATCGGTAGATTGTTATATTCATTCGATATAGAAACAGAGTTTTTAGCTAATGCTTCTGTTCTACGTAGACCTGCATCGGCGAAAACCTTATATTTAGGATTCAGTTGATTATTCTCAGTATCGATAATATTCGCGTAGGGTAGTTTATTCTGTATGAAAGCTGCTAAGTTTCTACCGAATGTAGACGATCTACCGTCGTTACCTGTATAGTTTTTATTCTGATTTGAAGTTGTATCGCCAGCCATCTACATCATATTTATTCACTAGTTACCAAAAGTAAAGTTATTTGTTATGCTATAGGTTACCAGTAAGAAAATTATTATTACTTAATAATCTTATCTAGTTAGGATCCCCAGCCTAATACGGTGAATATAGTTGGTGGTGGGCCTCCGGTATCAGACTGCGAGATTACTGCACTGATTGGTAAACAATGACTGGTATTATCAAGCCAGGTATCAACTATAACTCCATTATTTGCTGTTATAGTCCAACCATTTGCAGGTCCATACAAGTCCCATTCAAGCGTGTAAGTACCATCTGTAAAGCTACCTTCAAATAAGCTACCTGTAAGAGTTAAATCTACATTTTGATCTGCACCATCCCAATAATCGAGATTAACAACTACTGATGTTTGTTCATCTCCGCAACACAACCCGAAACCCCCTATAACAACATACCACGGTTCGGGTCCTCCACTTGCAGTTTTAGCAAAAATTATATTTGACGGATCATCTCTGTTAGAGGTATCGCCAGATGTATAGTCTGTTGGGCTAGCAGTATTTGTTCCTACCCACTCTGTACCGCTCCACTCTAGTACAACAGTACCATCTGATAGAGGTCCTGTACCTGTTACTTGGCAAGAGAAATAACCAGCACTAAGACTACCGGAAAGCGTATAGTATCTATCTGTAGAATTTATACCGTCATAAGTAAGTATGTTAGCACATAATATTGTTTGATCCGCTGATAACGACACTGCAGAGCAAGAACTAAAAGAATTTACAATAGAGCTTACTGAAACAACACCATTATCAATCTGGAAGGCTGCACTGATAGGATTATATCGACTTGTAGCTCCTGTACTAGAAGTGGAAGATAGTATAGTTACACCTGTATCGTAAGTCATTACCCACTCCCACACACCAGCACTAATATTTCTCCAATCTATACCAACCTCGTATCCAAACTCAGACGTATACCCGGTAAAATTACCTGCTGATAAGCTTCCTAAAAGCGTTATCTGTTCTGTGCTTAAATGAGTAAGTGTAATACAAAGTTGTGTCTGTTCAATAGGTACTGATGATAGTGTTGCGCAAGCAAAGTCAGCTTGGTAATATGCACCAACATGATATCGACTATCTACTGTATCCATTTCAAGTCGAATTGTATTAACACTAAATGGCGGTAAAATATACGGAGGTGCGATGTTATATGTAATTACTGCAGATCCCATATCACATGTTCCACCTCCAATAGTTCCTGGTGATGTACCTGTTGCCATAATATTATTATTAAGATAAAGGGTAAGATTCTCAAACATAGGAGCTTGTTCTTCAGCAATTCCGCTAATATTAACTACAAGAGATATAGCTGAAGCCCCTGTAGTTATAGTTGATGTTGCAGTTCCGCCTTGTGTTAAATTATTATTACCACCACAATTTATACTATCTTCAACGTTAAATCTAATTCGACTACCATTAATAGATGTAGACCATGGGTTTCCACTGAGAGTGCCGTAATAGGTATCTGTATTCCATTCAAATACACAGGTGTCGCTATCAGGTCCTACACAATACCCATATCCAATTACGTCAGCACTAACTGAATAGTTTCCTTCATTAACCTGGAAAGATGCGCCTATAGGGTTGTATCGATTGGATGATCCTGTGCTAGATATAGAAGGTGAAGAAGCGTATGTAAATACCCATTCGTTATCTACATTATTCCAAATTATACTAGCATTTAGTATCACAACACAAAATGGATCACCTGTAGGTTCTATTATATTTCTATAAAATCCACCCGCTGTTAAGCTCCCAAAAAATGTAATGAATCTAGAACCTCCTCCTTGATTGATTCGTGAATCATTAATATCAACACAGATTTGAGTTATATCAGGAATAGTAAAGGTGAAATTATTTACTAGTATAGAGTTTGTACAACCGACAGGGTTACAAATAATAAAATTAAAATTACCGGGGTCTTGTAAATAAGGTAGATTTATTGTTATAATATTATCATTTACAATATTATAATATATCGGATCTAAGACAGTACCTGTCACAGTATCTGTATACGGTGGGTTAATAGTACTTACGGTACCTGTAATAGTGTTATTTGAACTTAACAATATAGTTGTAACCTTATCATAATTAGTACCATAAAACATAAAGTTATTGTTACTAGTAATTTGTTGATTTAACGAGAAATTATTTCTTATCTCATTTAGATTGCCTGATATGTTATAGAATATATTTGTTATTGTTGGTATAGCAGAAATACTAATAGTTTCCGTCTCAGTATAATTACATAGAGAAGTAACGATAGAGTTGTAATTATCGTCTGTTAATATTAAATTTTTACCTGCTGTTCTAAAGTTATTATCAATAAAGTAAATCTGCTTAGATATCTCGTTTTGATTTTTAAATAACCAACCTTTAATAGTGAATGAAGTATCAGCTATTATTCTAAACTTATCCGAGTATGTAGTATCAGTTGGCTCTGTAAGACTTATTGAACCACCCCATAATACTTCAGAACGAATTTCAACAGGGTCAAATGCTGTAGTTGCTGGCTCCTTCCACGAAAGTATAATATATGGATTATTATATGGTATAAAATTTGATAGTATTTGATCCATATCCTGCATATATCTTGCTAATATTGACATACTAACTTCAATATTAATTGGTACAGGCATCATTATAGTGCTATTATTTGCCTCACCTCTAGGGTTATAGACACTATCAAGTTTGTTAAAAACTCTAGTGGTATCTCGTGATATACCTGTAACGTTTACAGCTACAACGGGTAATGTTAAGTTTTGCGCTTTATTAACGATATCATACATTACACGTTGTTTAGGTGCTAATACATAGCGAACTTCTATATTCTCTAATGCATTTCTATCTTTATCATACCTCTTAATTACTACATCATCAAAAGCACATAAAAATTGTGTCAATAGATCTTTTATTTCAAAATTATAACTCTGAGACTTCACTAAGTATATTTAGTCTACACAAATCTATCTAGAAAATATTTCGGTATCTTATGTTTATACTTAACGATATTTTCTACAATAGCTGCGTCAAGAATATATGTTACACAATGATCTTTATTAGATCTCACACCACGACCACAGGCCTGTATTAATGAACTAAGCATTTTATTTGTATACCAATTAAAATCTAATTTCATCATTCTCTCTACTCGTTTATCGTTAGTAGGTAGATAAGGCGCTTTAATAATAATCTGAAAGCGTGCTAAGTCATCTTTTAGATCTACTCCATGCGACATGGAAGGTGATGCCATGATAGTAGGTTTATCAGAACTAAAATGTTTATCTAAAATTTCTTCATTACGCACGCCAGGTTCTCTAAATAGTATCCTCGAACATTTAACATTATCTTGTAAATACTTCGTAATAGTATTTGTCTGTGTATGTATGAGACCTTTATCGTTAGCGTGATGATCGCAAATTTGTTTAACTTGATCAGCAATCTTAGGTAAATTTGCTAACATGTTATTATAGTTTAATTTAATTTTTGTATTAGCGTAGATCGGAGCTTTCTTCGGATCAAAAGTAGACTCTGCTTCAATATATTTAAACTTATCAATACCGAGAGTTTTACAAAAATTAGCAGGGTCAATAATTGTTGCTGACATAAGAACTACTTTATCAGCATACTCAAATAGATATCTGGATAATTTGTCAACCTTAAGCGGCATAAAGTTAATTCCTTTAGCTACGCGTTCAAAAAGATACTCACTATCATGCCATGTATCTACAATAGCTCGAAGTTTACTATGAATATTCAGAAGTAAGATAACCTCATTCTTACGCTCATTAAGAGCTAAGGGGGTTTGCTTACCGCTATTGTTTGTAATTTCATCACGTAACTCTTCAACACGCTCTTCAATATCTTGACATAAGGTGTTAACCCATTTACCTACTTTACCGTAATCTGTATTACTTGGAAACGGTCTAATAATAACCATCGACTTCTTTAGAAAATCAAAATTAACTTGACATGAGAATTCCTTTACAAGTTGATCTTCTAGTTCTGAAGCCTCATCACAAATAAGGTATTGCTTACGCTTTACATGTGACGGTAGAGCAAAAAACATATTATAGTTTAGAGTCGCGAACCTAGATACAAGAGCTTTATTTCTTGCGTTGTAATACGGGCAGCTATTCTTTTTCCAACAATCTTCTTTTAGACTTTTAATATGAACACACGGAGCATTTTCTACAGTAAAGTTCTCATCGTAGCTACATTGATAGTTTGATTTACCCTTAAGGACATCTACATCATCAAATAATTCCTTGTACTGATCTTGCAGAGCTTTAGTAATAGTCAGAGCAAAGGCTCCAAAAGGCTTTTCATCTTCTGCTTCGTTTTGATAACCACCCAAATTATTCTGCTTATATATTTGATATGATTCTACGAGATCAACATAATCTACAGAAGGTTCTTTGGAATCATTACCTAATGTTTTTGAAATAAATGACTTACCTGAACCTGTAGGCGCACTACAAACTACAAATTTATAACCTTCCTCAAACGCTTGCTCAATATTTTTAATTAGTTTAACTTGAGACTTATTCGGAGTAAACGGTTCCGGAAATTTTTGTAATAAACCATTTAGCATATATAATGATTATATGCTAGTTCCCTTCTAATTCAATGGGATAATACTAACGACATTATCGTAAATTTTATGTGACGCATTTGTCTTACACGTTTTAAGTCTACCTATTACCGGTTGAGTATTGTTACATAATGAACTTACTTTATAATTTAACGTACAAATACCTTCACCGGCATAGTCAATTAGAAAGGGGTAAGGTAGCTCCAAAACTTTATTTTCTTTTTTATCAGTTTCAATATAAAATTTAATAAAATACTGTTTAACATTAAACAACGTCAATTTACCTGTTTTTAACACTTTATTATCGCATTTAATTATAACTTTTGATTGAAGAAAGTTTTGCAATATTTTATTATAAATTTCTAGTGTCATGAGTTCATAAAGTTTATTTTTTGATCTGTAGACATCGGATATATTTCATTGTTGAAGGTCTGCCAAAATTCATTATTTGCAGGCATCTCTCTCAAAACATCAACCTGGTCAGCAGAAACAACTCTATAATTCTGCATCAATATATCCCATACAACACAAGTGTTAGTTATAGCCTCATTAACCTGCTTACCGTGTTTAGGTGGGATGTAGTTTAAGACAATTTTACCGTTTGTAGAATTTAATAAATCATATGATTTAGTGCAAATCATTCTCCGGGTAGGTGGCTTACCTTCAACAGGTACCCTACGTGTAAATCTTAAATCTAGGACATTATTTAAAAGTAATGTCTCAAGCGTTTGCTGCGATACTATCATCTTCTTTTACTTTGCAAATTCCAAAAATTCTATTCTCGTTTAAGAATACACCATTACTAATATTACCGTGTCCTTTGACAGCTACGTTCGCTACAGTAATACCTAAGTTACTCGGAAATAAAACAATATCTCCAACTTTGGTATATTTTACCTCTGGTCCAGCAAGAATTACTCTAGCTTTTCTCCAAGCTTTTGTGATGGTGTTTGTCGGTATGTAGATACCGTTACGTATAATTCCATCACCGTCAGCAGTTAAATCGATATATTCAACAAGAATAATATCGTCTAAAATAAATGTTAATTCTAAATCTTCTAGACCAAAATCACCATCTGAATGTGAAGATAAGTCAATAAGACTTGCCATAGGTGCTAGAGTGTCAATGCTTCTTGATGCCATGTAGTTAATTATGTACTGTTTTAATAAAGTCAAGGTATATACTTACCTCGCGTTGTGATATCATTTGATTACGTGCTATAATAGGAATATTTGTATCTTCCTTTTCTTCTTTCTCTTTCTTTTTCTTTACATAAGAGATCTTCTTATACTTACAAGTTGGTATTAAGTTATAATATAACTTATACATCTCATTTTTATCATCGTGTAGGCCTGTAAAACGGTTTAAGGTTTCATTGACAAACACTGCTTGATTAGTACCATAAAAAGATAACCACCTATTTACCATATAAGGTGTAAATTGCTGAAGACCTTCATTATCAAGATCTTCAGCAACAGTCTTCTTACTAAAAAGTAACTTTCTTAGTAAGTCGAAGAAGTTCATACAATAATTTTACTAGTTGAGATTTGAATATCTTTAACTTCTTTATTAAAGTAATCAACAACAGTCTCGATAAAGACATTTACATCTTCATCGCTTAGGTTAGAACTATACGCAAAACCAGGAGCTTTAGCACCTGCTTTAACGTTAATGCCAGTATGACCAATTGCAACATTATCCTTCGAGTAAGTAATAGAAACACTTACCTTACCGACCTTACGTTCAGTCTTATCAGATCCAAGGAATGTATCATGAACCATGAGATCGTCACCTTTCATTTGAATAGGTTTTTGAATTAATCGAGATAGAATATTTGCAATTGCAGTATTAAGTAGTCGTTGGAAAGCTACAGCACCAATCGGGCAGAGGTTTGGAATCTCCCAGCAGAAGTTAATAGCGTCATCGCTGAAAATATAGTCCTTAGTTAAGGAATCCTCAAGATCAATCAAGTTGTCACTTACAAACATAGGAGCTCTAAAAGCTACAATATTACCATAAGGAGATACTTCTTTATTAAAGAAGCGGTATGCAAAGCGGGAGTGAATTAGTGAACCGTCATATATATGTTGTTGAGCAATCATAACAATATAATAATGTATAAATAGATTAATTCAACGTATATTTTAATGTACTATTTGTTTTGTAAATTCTAGGAGACTTTCAATCTCCGTTTTAACATGGTAGTTTGTTTTAGCAAATTCAAAGCATTTACGGTAATTGAATTTTTTATTACGTATAACATCAATAATATCATCAATATTATCTGAGGCAAATCCTACGTTTTCGTAATTAATTAATTCTGGTACAGCGCCGCATGTTGACCCAATAACAGGCGTACCTTTTGAAAGAGCTTCTATATTCGTTCTACCGAGAGCTTCTTGTGTTTTTGTCATCATGAAAAATAATTTAGCTTTTTTAAAAGCATTTACATGATCATCTCCTCGACTTAATTTACCTCTAAAATTAAAATTGGGTAATTCCTTTGAGATATTGTACAGATAATTCTCGAGATTTGAATCACCAGTACCGTATGCAACAAAGTTTTCTTCAGGCAGCCTTCTAGCTAGTTCAATAAATACGTCTAAACCTTTTCCTTCTAAACCCCAACCAAGACCTGCGACCCATAGTAGATAATCTTCTTTATTCTCATCTAAGATAAATTCACTATCATCTAATCCTGTATAGCACCAGAAACTATTTTTCTTTACATTACGTACTAAATCGTTTGTTTCTTCATCCTGTAAAACAAGGTCGTATAAAAACTTGGAAATAAATCTATAATAAACCGTAGGTTGGTATATATATTTACCTTCAATCCACGGACCACTATCACTAATAGTGCATATAATAGGTATATTTAAATCATATAGTACCTTTGCAGACCAATCACCATTACACCATATAACGTCAGGCTTTTGCTCTGAAGATTGAACAATTTGCCTAACCTCCTGTGCAAAATATAAGGGATGTATATTTGAAATAGTACAACCTATATAGTTTGCTTCAATAATTTTAAATCCATATGTGCTAGTATATTCTCTATTTTCAAGAATCTTCGGTACAATAACACAAAAATCTATTTTTTCCTTAAAATGATGGTGTATACCTGTACATAAATGCTCAACGCTTGATTCAATACCACCGTAATCTAATAAAGGGAAATGTTGTAAGCAACAATTACCTACTACAAGAACTTTAAGCTTTTTGCTCATTAAGAATAATTAATCAGATCTTCCCAGTATTCAATATGTAGTTTATTACTACTATATTCTTTACTCAAGAAATTATTTAGTATTTCTTGAGTAACATCACTATAGCTACTGACTTGTAATATAGGTAGATCATACCAACCATTATATATGTCATTCTTAATTACAATCGGTATACAACCAACATATAAAGCCTCCCAAGTTCTATGACAATCTATTCCATTACCGGGTGGTGATATAACAAATTTATGTTGCGACATTCTTTCAATGTATTCATTAAAAGGTATGTTTGTATCATATGTTATATTAAGGTTGTTTGATACGAGATTATTAGCTATATTATTACGTTCTAAATTAGTAATATTCCAATTACAGTAAATATTTTTTTCCTTCTTTTTATCTCTAAGTCTCTGAATATTATACGCAAACCACTCCGTCATATATTGAGGTTCAAAATAGCATCCTTTATGTGTTTTAAGTCCTAAAGGAATTGCAATTAAGTCAGGATGATTATAGGATGGATTTATAGCATACCACTTGCTAATACACCCCGGTCTCCTATTAAATAACTGCTCGTCTATCGGGTAATCGGAATGATGAGTTACTATGTTATAATGACGACATGAATCTTTAATACTATTAAATAACTGAATTATAAAATCTGTCTTACAAAAAATAGTACCATTGCGCTCAAAAAACTCTTTTGTTACATATTTACCTTCAACAGGTGAAAAAACAAAATCACAACACTGCTCATAATTAGCAGCATTGAGAATACTATTAATATTCAAAACATTGTTCATTTAAATATAACCAAACCTGTACCGCTCCAATGACCTTTGGATGTTAAATCGTACTTTTCTTCAGATATACTCTTCCAGAATACCTGCATAGCCTCGTTTAAATGTATATCGTCTAACATTAATATACCTCTCCACTTTATTTCCTTTAAGAAATTATAGAAAATATTTTCATAGGTACCATCATGATCCACATCGAGAAAGATGAAAGGGCAATTATATAAATCTTTATCATCTGTTGTATTTCCTAATATAAATTGTACATTATCTATAATAGGGTTTGTAGGTAATATTTGAATTAAGTCGTAAGACTTGATCTGATTGTTTTTATTAACGGATAATGCTATAGCTGATCTACATTGATTTGTACCAATATCAAAGAGAATTTTATTATTAAAGATATGCGATATAAAGATTAATAGCCTATAATGCTCTCTTCCGCTTGCACCATGATAACAAGGAAAATTTTCTATCTGTAAATTATCAATATTTGAGGTATCGAGCTTATCAAGCTCTTCTTTAGTTACATTAATTATTTGTTGTAGTTGTTCGTTCATAAATTATATTGTTGCTGTTCCTGTACCGTTCATTGCCATATGTCGATGTTGGTATGAGTTCCAATCATGTATTACGTTTAGTTGTTTAAGTGGTAAACCTTGACTTACAAGGTAGAATCCCCACATACGCTCGACTATACCACATATTCTATGAGGACAATGATTCATAATGCCCCATATGTTATTTTTTAAAATTGATTCAATTTGATCACCGTTATATAATAAAAATTCACCGAACTTTAGAAAAATATCTTTAGGTGTAACACTAAGTGATTCGCTGATCCATCCGTTATTCCAAGCAATATTAGGGTCAATATATACACCAATTCGCTCACTCATAAATTCGCAAAGCTTTGTTACTTCAAACAAAGATAGTGATAATTGCTCGCTTGGTCTTATTTTTTGGTAGAAAATAACATTTTGGTTTTTTTCTAGCTCGTCGTGAATCTCATTGATAGAGTTAGTGTTATATATTACATCATAATGTAGCAATCCAACATGTGTTGTATGCTCTAGTAAATGTTGATTTTTATATAGATGTACAATTGTACTGTATTCGTAGAACTGTTTTGTTTGATAGCTATAATCATTCCATGGTAGCTCCCACTCATTAATTTGCTTCTGAATTAATGTTGATATATTTTTATCTACCTTCTTTTGAATATTATAACATGTAACGTGTTCTAGCTCCTCTGTAGAGAGCTTATCTACAACCTTATCATAGAGTCTATCATATGTAACGAGAAAAAAATCTACTCTACTCATATACTTAAGAAGATTTTATTAAATTGATTCATAACAGCTTCAGGTGCGAATTTTTGAACTATAGACTTATAGTAGCCTTTCGGATTGTTATTTGTACTGATGGTAGATAATAACGACGTTAAATCCATTTCGCTACTATACCAAATACCTTTATCACTCATCATCTCAACATGGTTTCTATCATTACCACCACTCCAACTAATAACAGGCTTATCATGATATAAGAATTCACCAATAGCTAAACCAAAACTTTCACCCATATTACGACCGTGTATCATATAATCACAAGTATTAATAAAATCCGATTTATGCTGCATATCATAAGTGCCTTGAATATGAATAATATTTTTATGCTTTCTACCGAAAGCTTTTGTGTTCATAAACAAAAAGTATATGTCATTTCTTACGGTAAGAGCATTGTATATAGAATTATATACAAACGGTAGATCGAATTCCATATACCCACCATGTCTACCTATAATAATAGCATCATCAGGTATACCAAGTTTAGCTCTATAATTTTTCTTAGCGATAGGCATGTCAACCATATACGGTATATAGTTTTCAGGCATGTTCATTCGCCGTGCTAACCACTCTGAGATATATGCATACGCATCTCCATGTTCATCTCTGTGTTGAAAAACAGCATGTATTAAAGATTTAGTATTAGGTATTTCTCTACCGTCTCTATCACCTGCTTTAACATAGTATACATATTCTATGTCCTTCTCAACCGCAAAAGCATAGCTATCTTCAAATTTATCATATAAAAAGACCTCAAATCTATTTTTAAATTTATCTAATGCAGATAGATCTGCATTAGCATTAGAAATAATATACGATTTATTACCTAATATACTCTCATTATATACAGCATAATCGTACATCGCAACGTTAGTACCTCTGACGTTTAATTCATTAGAATGGAATGCTACTATTTTCATTTTTTAACTTTAATTACAAAGCTTGGGCAACCATCATCTGTTATATCAATAATTGTTTGATTATAATCGGAACAGAATCTATCAACAGCTGTTTTAATCTGGTGGTGGTAGTCATGTCCCATAAGCATACCACCTTGCTTAATAACTCTTAACGAATTAACCATATCATTATATACAGCAGTTTCTGAATGATCTGCATCTACGTATATTGCATCGAAATAATTTTCTTCACAGGATTGTAAGAACGGTACAGACTCACATCTAATTAAGTGAATATTTGATTTATTTTTTACCTGATGAAGCAATCCAATATAAACAGATTGCATATCATTTATTTTTACATAATTTGTTCCATCCTTATCACCAGATCCCATCTCACCCATCCAAATATCAACTAAGTATAATTCACAAGGACTAACTACTTGTAGTATTTCTTTAGCGAATTCGCCTCTAAATACACCTAGTTCTAAAAATTTACATTTTTTCGGAATTAAACTTAATAATTCTGTTCTTGTTTTACTATGAATCATATTTTTATTGTAATCGATATTAATTTTAATATATTATTATATTATAGTGTTTATAAATTTCAACAAGCTACTCGCTCTTTTATTAAAAGTGTGCTTCGACGAAGCAAACTCGTAACCACACCTAGCAACCTGTTCAATTTTTTCTTTATCTGTTTTAAGATACTCGATAATTTCAATAGCTTCTTGCACAGTTCTATAGTAAAAGACATTATTATTTTCTTTAAACCCTAATTCATCATACTGCGGGTTATAATTTGTTAATAGAGCTGTACCACATCCCATTGTTTCAAAGCTTCTATAATTAATATCATTCGCAATATTCATATTAAATTGTATATGATACGAATTTATAGCATTAACCATATCAATACCCCTCACATCAATATCTAACTTAAATGGAGTACGTGAACCTATATAATCAAAGTAAGGTTTACGATTAACAAAGTTTCCGCAAAAACCTACAAAATATTTCTTTTCAACATCTGTAGGTTTTATAAACTCATCATCATAACAATTTGGAAACCAAAGACTATCTTTATCTAAATAATACTTAGTCGCTTGTAGAATGTGATTGTATTTACCCTCTTTAAATACATCTTTATAGTAATCATAACCTCTAACATGGCTATCTATAGCCCATAAAAACTTTAAAGGTTTTATAATATGCGATAAACTTGGCATCCAACCTGTATCATAATTTTCGAGATTAATAATTACATCGTAACTATTATAGTCAGGTATAGTACTATAGTTATCATGTCCAAGTCCCCAAACATCACACTCTACATTATTATTACGTAAAGCGCGCTGCATACTATTACACTCTCTAAGATGTTTACTATTCTCGTGACGACCGTTTTCTTGTATAATTAAAAATTTCATATTGTACCTCTATGGTGAAGGAATAATTGAGGGTATGGTCTATCTTCTAAATAGTTACCCCATTCTGATGGTTCGGGTAGTAATTGTATATTATATTTTACAGCCATTAATGATAGTATAGACTGATCATGTCTATGATCCTTGAATTCAGGTAAGTTGTCTTTTGTTATGTTTGGTAAATCTGAAATTATATTATCATTAGAACAAAAGCTCATATATTCTTTCAGAAATTCAATTGTTTTAGGTGTCTTTTTATAAAACTGATATGCACCATCTACTTGAGGTGCATTATAATATATCTCGGTATCGCAATCCATCAAGACAAAGCAATCACGCTTTGTCCACTCCTTATTTCTATGAGTTTCCTTTTGGAAGTTACCATCTCTATTATCAAATAAAACTATATCCTGTTCTCTACAAGCATTAAAAATATAATCTAGACTATTAATTACTAAATTACCACTATCAACATATCCAACTATATCACCATCATTAAGTTTACTTAAAGCATCTAGAATAATAATAGGCTTCCATTGCCAATAACCATAACCTCTTGTACATGCTATATCACTATATTTTTTTACAAATTCCCAATCCCTGCCCTTATCCGTGTAACTAATAACACCATCAAAACCACCTAGTTTAGCACTGTTATTTAGCTGTTGTTGTGATCTATACCATTTAGGATTAGTAGCAAACGATACGAGTATTTTTTTAGTCATGAATATTAATAATATTTTTAAATTGTTTATAGCCTCTATCGCTATGATATATATTTTGCGTGGAATGACTATCATAACCACGATGTATAAGTCCTGAATTATCTAGTATATTAAATTTAACATTTCTATAATAACAGTATATTGATAAAAATCTCTCTAAAAAATGACCAGACATTTTATCATTATCTATATGATTAAAAAAGTCTGTTGTAAATTTATCAGTTATATAATCTCTTAAAAAATCTGTTCTAAAAAACATGTTATTCGTAGTCATCCACATTTTATTATTAGTTGTAATTTCTTTAATATTTTTTTCTTTAAAGTACGTGAATAGACCTGTTGTAAAATGGCTCTTTTCAAAAATACCGGAGTGTGTCTCCATACCCGTTATACCCCAAACACTTACATCTGTATTATTTAAACGTAGTAAAATATCGTCTAAATTAAAATACTCTTCCACATCTGTATCATATTCTAATAGACATGTAAATTCATAATCACCTAATAATTCAGCATTATTGACTAACGCATACCACCCTGTATATGCTAGAAAATTATTCTTTTGTTCGATATTATTTGTTAATTTATTACATTGAATAATTTTATCAGATGAATAGTCTTTATCTGTATTACCTACTAAAAGGTAAGTATAATTAGGTAGTTTACTATATTTACCTGACCTTTCAAACACATCGATAATACTAATATTGTGTATGACTATAAAAAATTGTATTTTATTTTGCATTAAATTGAGTGTTTTGTCTCCTTATGAAGGTAAGCTTATCTTCACTTTCATATAGTTCGTTTTGTGAATATGTTTCATCAAAACCTTGGTTTGTTACAGAGTGATGATCATGCTTAATAATAACTTGGTTAAAATATTTTTGTTTACCTAACTTATTACCGACTTGTGTAAATTCCATATCACACCATAGTGACTTATATTCAGGGTTATATATATAATTAAATCTATTATAATATGCTCTACCTAAAATGCAAAGGGTATTAAGTCTATCCTGCTGCACACCGTCGTTAAACCAGACCACACCGTCGAAATCCGGAAAGCTTATACACATACTTTCAATTATGATTGCATCATAACCTTTAACTACCGGTATCATATCATCTGATGCAAGTAATACAATTTGAAAATCACGCTGCATAACACCAGCATTAATAGCTTCAATTTTAGTCTTACTATTACCATATTCAACCTCTAGATTATTATATTTTTTAAATCTATCTTTAACTGTAGAGTTATTCATAGATATATCGTCTATATCACATGTAATTAAAAACTCAACATTACACTTACCAGATAGTAGTTCATAGTACTTATCTAGTGTATTAAAGAACTTATCTACTCTACCCCTTGTAGGAAATTTAATTAGCAGTTTAGGTTCTTCATATATAAATTTATCTACGATTTTAACATCCTCGTATTGCTGTTTTATGTTTTGAAAAGCTATGTGTTTCTGTTCATATGCGCTCACATAGGCTGGGTTGTTATGTGTTCCACCAAAGTCAATACCGGTATCTTCTTTAGTACTATCAAACTTATTTTTATACCAACTCATACCTTCTAGGTGTACATAATAACTAGCTGAAAGATCTACATTACCAATTTTAAGGTTATGCTTCTTAATATCTTCCAAGAAGGTAGATCCAATATCATATATTTTATCTGTCTTAAAACTATCTTTCATTCTCCTTTCATCGAAGAATGTAATGTTATGTTGTTTAATTTTTTCAACGTCAATAAAGCAATGCCACGGGTTAACTCTATTATAGATAGATTTACCACTTCGATCACCCTCTACTTTACCCATAACAGTTAGATCCATATCCTTAAATTGTTGAAAGATAGAGCTATGATCTTTTAGAAATATAACATCAGTATCAACAAGAAGAGCATACCTTGTTTTACATAATTTCAATGCTTCATTAACACCGTTACCATGACTCATGCCTGGATATGAAATATACGGAACCTTGTGATCATATAGTAAATTTTTTGTATCACTATTTGTAGAATTATCACAAACAATAAGTCTCTGCGTTCTATTATGAACATACATCCACGACTTTAACATTGTTAGTGTTATATCAGGTGTATTATATGAACATGTAATTAAAGTTAACTCGTCCATTTAGATTTAATATCTTTAAGATTTTTGATAACGTCTTCTTTATATGTATGCGGACACATATTAGGATAAAATCCGTGTATACTACGATATAATTCTCTGCCTTGGGTTATATTTTCAAACCATTTTTCTTTATCATTAGACGTAGAGCTATCATTAATAGCTTCTTTCGGTATCATAATATAATCAGAACTATTGTGTATATCTGCAAACCACCAAAACGGAGGATGTCCATTTTGTTTTATTATTCTTAGGGTATGATCTACATGTTCCCATGCGTTGATATATCGCTCATCATTCAACCCCACTTTTTGTAAAATCTCTTTTGTAAAAAAGCTGAAGACACCAGCAACGTGTTCATAAAGATCAATAGATATGTCGTTACTATATGCGACAGTCAGTTTAGGGTTAGGTTTAGATTCATTATCTAAGAGATGTCTATTATGAAGATCGTAGTTTACTATTTCCTGCTTTCTATTAAATGGTGTTCCAGGTCCAAAGTTAAAATGTTGTATACCTGTTTTCTTACTAGTTTCTATATATTTATGAAATACACTATCATCTAAAATAATTGTATCATCTTCTATAATAAAAATATAATCGCAACCTTTATCTAAAAGGTGTTGCATAGCTTTATTCTTGGATTTACCTACACCTAAATTAGTTTCGTTAGTATGAATGTAGTAATTGTAACCTGGTAGTTCTAACTTCTCACCGTCGTTTATAATAATAAGGTCAGCCCAATTACAATACTTTATACTATCCAATAAGTTCTTAAGGTAATCCGGTCTGTTACAAGTAATAACTCCTATACCTATCTTGTCTTTAGTAACCATCATTACATTGTTAATTATATCACCTATAATAAAAGATCAACTGCAATAAATACATATATGGCATGTACAGACGGTAAAAATACTTATTTAAATATAAAAGAACTTCCTGAGATTAGTGATATTATTAGCGGCGACTTTCTTATAGTAGAAACACCTACTGCGACGTCTATTTTAGATTTTTCAAATTTTATTATAACATTAGATAATACAACATTCGGTGATGTTATAACAACAAATACAACTAATATATTAACACTAAGCTCTCAAGTTATATCTTTGAGTAGTGTAGTAGATACATATGCTGTTTTTAGTTTATCAGGATATAATAGTACAGGTCCTAAACTTATAAAAGGTTCAAATATATCATCTCTTGTATTTCAATCAACATCTGCCGTACGTGTCAATTTTACAAGAAGCTTCCAAGATAATCTATACGGTTTTACAACCGATTCATTTCTATCTTCTTTTGCAGGACCTAGCTCATTAGCAGATTTAACTACAGGTTATATTGATATCTTTATAAAAGATAAAAATTACAACTTAACTACAACGGATAGAGCTACTGTAAGAATTGTCGGGGGTCAACTGGCTTAGTAGTCTTAGCCATACCGAATTTTTCAAAGAGAGCTTTTTCAGCCTCTTCCTGTTCAAGCGCTGCTTTTTGCTGCTTTACAAGTGCTTCGAGTTCGTTCATCTTTTCTGGGTTAAAGATAGATTCTTCTTCACTATATAGTTCACCTGTCGGTGTAAGATAATCAGAGATCATATCGATACGTTTTTGTGGATCGGTAGGTAGAACGAAAACACCCGGTGAATCATCTTTCGGATAAAATATATCTGCCTCGTAATTCATTCTATACTGTAGATATAGAGCGTCAAAAATATCATCTATTTCTTTAATAAATGTTTCATCCGTATCACGTAAACTATCATCGATTATCTTAATAGCTGGATCATATTTGAGAAGTAAGATGAGATCTAAATGTCTCATAGATTCTTTCGTAAGTCTAATTGCTTTATCGACATACTCCTTAGTAAAGCCTTCAACTTCATGATCGTGAGCCCATAGAGTATACGCAAGGTTATCAAGTGGGCATCTATCAAAAACAATATTAGAATTTTTATTAGTAGCTTGTAGCTGATCTAACATAAAGTTTAAAATATCCCACTGCGTGTCAATCGAAGTATTGGAAGAATGCGGTAGATTCTTTTCTTTAATAATATCTCTATAGGTCTTGGAAGGCGTTTTGTAGTTAGGCCAAACAGCCAATATATTCTTAACAAGAGTTGATTTACCTGTATTAGCTGTACCAGAAACTGCGATTCTCATACAATTATATAATCTGTATTATAGATTTTTCAAGAAAGAAGCCCATTCATCTTTATAAAGATCTAACGCCATTCCATTCTTTGGCTTATACGGTTTATACCTCAGTTTTAAGCCAACTTGATCTAGTGTAAAAGATGCTTTTTTAGAATTAAGAAGCCTATCGCAACATACCATATTCTCCCATGTATCTCTACCACCTCTACTCTTAGGTATAATATGATCTACACTAAGATTCTCTTTGGCTAACTTTACACCTGTATATACACAGGTATAGTTATCCCGTTTAAGTATGTTTTGTTTGGTAGGGAATTGAATTTTGTTATATATAACTTTATCAAACCGTGAGCATATAACAACAGAAGGTATACGAATAGGTCCTCTAGCTGTTTGAATATATTCATCAAAGGGTCTTATAGGTAGTTCTAACCATTCCTTAACGTTAGATATAGGCATAAAATACTCGATATTCTCTAGATTAACTGTATTTTCATCAGTCATCTCATAACTAATATCAAGAGGTATAACGGACCCTGAGAATATATTACCGAATGTTCTCTCAACATCCTCCACAGCTAAAGGAAAATAAAATTTATTTAGTACAAGTACTTTATAAGACTTCATTTATAATAAGTTTTTTCTGTATCTGTTTGCTGGGGGTCAGAAGTAAACTCGGTCATATAACTATAGTCTGTAAATATAGATTTTTTATTTTCCACACTATATGTGGTTAAATCAATTTTGTAACCAGGATTTCTATCAATAGGTTTGTCTACCCATGCATTATCATGCCATATAATTCGATTGTTAGGGTAAGCATAGAAGTTTCCATTATCCATTTTGAACATATGAGCACATTTATGCTCTGGTGTTTCGGAGAAATTTGTATCCAAAATACTTTTATTTTCCCATCCCCAATCTAACGTGAACATATATTCACCCGCTTCTTTGGTATTTAGCGGTGTAATCAGTAAGGCTCTGAGACCTTTCATTCTCGTGCGAACTTGAACGTCAATATATGGACTAAAGCAGTCCCAATACATTGCGTGCTCCAACGGTACAGGTTTACATGGCTTCCAGCAAAACGCTGTAATAGGTCTACGAGTCCAATTGACTCCATTAGTCAAAAAACCTTCAAATAATGGAACTCTCTTCTCTATAGATGTTACTGTATGAACATCACAAGGTGTATATTCATCAAATCCTGATTCATGATTAAACAAGTACTCGTTACGAATTAAGCAAGTTATCGTAGGTATATTATGGTTAAGGTAAGGCATATTTTAAGTTATATATATGTACAGCTAAAAATTACTTTTGCTGTAATCTATATAGAAGCTGATTGAATGCACCTTCTATTTCGTCTTGAATATTTTTTAAGTCATTACGGTTTTGTGTAATAGAATCAAGATATTCAATAACAGAATTACGTAGTTGGTCATACTGTGCTACTAGGTCACCTTTATAAGAGTCTAACTTAATTGTATATGTTACTTTATCCTCTGTAATTCCTTGTCGACCGTAGAATTTTTCTACAAAAGAATCAAATAACTCATCTAGTTCTTCATAAGCCTTACCTAGAGCTTTATGTTCAGCAAAGCTTTTAGTTTGCCAATGATCGATTTTTAACTGATTAAGTGTAGTGAATATAAAACTAAGCTTCATATAACTATTTAGACGGCAATATTAGTTTATTAAACAGATAACGCTTTATCCCATACGAGTAGATGTAGCCTAGGACTAAAATTGACACGCATTGCCTTAGCATATTCGACAACAGCTGGTGCTCTCTCGATGTGCTCAATGCGTGATCCACAACAAGGCATAAACCAGATACGCTTTAGAGGTACATTAATTCCATTATTATCCAACACATATTTACGCCAGATTTCATTAATATCTTCTGAACAGGTAATAACAAACTTAAAACCAGATCCATTCTCCTTATGCCATTTGAGAACTGCAGGTTTGTATGTTTTTTCTTCAGGATCTCCATTAGTGGTTAGTTTAGGAGATGTGGTAAATGTAGCCTTAAATTCAGTCACCCATCTAGGATCAGGCATAATAGTTGCATTTGTTTCAAAATCTATTTGAGGTAGAAACTGATACTTTACCACAAAAGCTTCGATAAACTTAATAAGTTGCTTACCAGAAACAAGAGGTTCACCACCTGTAAGCTTAAAAATCGCACCTTCTTTAAGATGGTTAATATGATTACCTGTTTCAAGTAATTCAAAAATTTCATTGAAGGTCATTTTATTTTTTACCGACCAAGAGATATAGGAGTCACATCCGTTAGGTGAATCCTCAGAAATAAATGCTGCACAAGTCAAGTTACAACTAGCGAGTCTCATAAAAACAGAAGGTTTACCTACATATTCACCTTCTCCCTCGCAGGTATAGAAGACTTTGTCGCTAGAGAGAAATAATGTTTCTTTATCACAATCGATACTCATAATTAAATTAATTGTAGCTTATTAAATTCTGTTTTCAACTCTTCTTCTGTTAAATTTCTCATAGATCTAATTCTGAATACTCTCCACCCTTTATTACGTAGAAATTCATCCCGGTTTTCATCTGATAGTGATATTGTAGTTTTATTTTTAGTATGCCAATATATACCATCATATTCAATATTAATTTTTAAATCTGGAATCGCTATATCTAACCAAATCGTTTTATTATTATCAGTAATAACCTCATATTCAAGCTCTGCTTGTTGGAAGTGAGGTTTAATTATACTATAAGTAGACTGTAAAATAATTACTTTTGATTAAATAATTTAAGTATGACCCGTAAAGTGGCGCGTAAGCGCAAAACTGCTGGTTTGGAGGAAGTTTCCGAAATAGAAGCTTCTTTTCAAAAAAACTGGATGCTTGATTTTAAAATCAAGAAACCCTTCCACTTCAACACTAATCATCAACAGTTTTATAATTGTATAAAAGATGATGACACGAATATGGCTTTCGTAGCCGGACCTGCAGGTTCTGCAAAGTCTTATATTGCTGTGTTAGCAGGCCTCGAGCTGCTTAAGGAGAAGAAGATAACAGGCATTATATACATTAGATCAGTTATTGAGTCGGCATCACGTAGCATTGGGGCTCTACCGGGAGAGATAGATGACAAGTTCTCACCGTACGCTATGCCTCTTATAGAAAAAATAACAGAAATTACAGGTACAGGTACATGTAATTCTCTCAAAGCAAACAATATTATTCAAGCTATACCGGTTAACTTTGTTAGAGGTTTAACCTTTAATGATGCACTAGTTATCGTAGATGAAGCTCAAAATAACGATTTAGACGAATTAAAAGTAATCCTTACACGCTTTGGTAAAAACACTAAGTATGTTATTTGCGGCGATAAAAATCAGAGTAATATTAAAAATTCCGGGTTTGTTAATGTTTATAACTCGTTCAACGACGAGGAAAGTGTTATGAATAACATTCACTGCTTTGAATTTGGAGAATCTGAAATCGTTAGAAGTAAAATTCTTAAGTTTATAGCTAGAAAACTTAAATGCAATCAATGACTTTATACTGCTGTATATTTTTTTTAATAACTTGACGTAAATGGTATGCTTTATTAGCTTTACTACCTGTATAGTAGGGATGCTTTATAGCAATTTCCGTAAGTGTTAGTCCTTGATCTAATGCTGGCTTAACATACATAAAATATGTCTCTTTATGTGTATAGCCACTATTAGAACGTCTCTGTTTAATTTCAGATGTTTTTTGCCTTTGTTTTTCTGAGACAGGTTTACCGAAGCGACTATTATTTTCTCCTTTGTTAGATAAAACTCCAGATCTGTATAGTTCTTTGGTTTTTTCTCTTGCACGTGCACGACTTTCATCATATATATGTGGATCCACAGATAGTTTCTGCTTTTTAGTTTCCTGCCCTCTATTTATAGCTGCTTTTTTCTGCTCTAATGTCATATTTAGCAACCCATAATGAATTATACGCTTTGCAGCAATACTCATTCGCTCTTTTGTTTTTGATGAATGTTTTTTTCCTTTCATATTACCCACACGACCTACTTTAAATTCAGGTGTCATTTCTAATGAATATCCATCTGTTATATAATCTTTATATTTTTTATTGTATAAAATATCATTCTTGTCAATATATCTAACACACTCTCCTTTATAAAGTCTTGTATATTCTGCAATTTGTTTTTTTACTTTAGAATAAAATCTAGAGTTTATATACCTACGATCTTGAAATTTATTTGTTAATTTCATTTGAAAAAAAGCAAAATTCATTTTTTTATTCATTAATTTATTTGTTGTGAACATTTTAGTAAGTAATAGATGTGCTATAAAGTGAGCACGAGCGTCTAATATAACAATATTATCGCTATTGTTTATATCTGTAATACTAATATCACTAAATGACTTGGGTAGTATATGATGCTTTTCTGTATATACTGAATTAACTTTATTATGGTAATAATAATCAATAAGAGCAATATACCGCTTCGTATATTTGTTATTGTCAGCGTTATTTTTTAAAATTTGTATAAATTTATTCATATAAATTATTTATACTAAACGCGCAGAATTTATCTAAACCTGAGCTTGTTACAATATTAACACGTTTTGGTAAGAATACAAAATATGTTATTTGTGGCGATTTAAATCAAAGTGATATCGGTAAGTTATCAGGTTTTCAAGAAATATACGAACGCTTTGATACAGGCGAATGCGTGGATCAAAAAATCCACGCATTCGAATTTAGAGAATCTGAAATCGTTAGAAGTAAGATCCTTAAGTTTATTGTTAAGGTACTAGACGCCAAGCGTCATTAAGCACCCCACGAAGTACCTGCGAACGGATTACCCATATTGTTTGAAATAGGACCTGGTCCAACATTTGCCGCGCGTGATGGTGGTGTTGGATCTTGTTGATTAGTTGTAGTAGTTGTAGTAGTTTCCTGTACTTGTAGGAGAGGATTTTGATTAAAATTAAGACCTGTCGTGGTATTATACTTGAGTTCATTACTACCGAAAGTCGCAGAATTATCTTCATGTTCGAAAACCTCAACTTTGTCTACCCAGCATCGACCGTTAGTAATAGAGTTAATGTGTTCTTGTGCAATATTAAAGACAACTTCAGCTGCACGTTCAATCCCCGCACCATCTTTTAGAATATATAGTTGAATAATACCCTTATCATGTAACTGCTTGAACGTCTCTAGTTCAGGATCATCTGCAGCAACAGTAGTTGTATGATCATATATACTATTTAGTTTAGCTTTAAGTTCTTTTAAACCTCCAAAATCAACTACCCAGTTCTTATCATCGAGCGATGAACCGCTAAACCATAGTTTAGCTTTGAGCTGATATCCATGAAGGAATCTGCAGTGTGAATGTGATGCTCGCCATTGTCTAAATGCGCATGAACCGAGCTCGATTACTTTTGTTGACTGAAAAACAGCATTTGATTTCATATCTATAGTATAAATACTACGATAAATTTTTCAACTGTTCAAGTAAAACTTTTTGAGATACTTTAACTTTTTCTGTTAAACCACGTGTTTGTAATACTTGATAAACACTTTTAATATCATCCGCGTTAAGTACATCCTGAACGGCTGTTTTATTCGTAATATCCATAATAACTCCATCCATACCCGTCGCACCTGGTGATAGCTTATTTGCGTATTGTCGTTCACTAATACCTAGATTTTTGGTAATAATAGTTGATAATAAGGCAACTGTAATAACATTACCTTTTGATTGGTAGTTTTTTATAATACTATTAAAAGTAGGTTTTTTAGCTTCTTTACTTTTTTCACCTTGTATTGGATTACCCTCTTTATCTCTTACATCCATTGAAAATTCGTTTTTTTCTCCACTTCTAAAAACATAAGCATAATAAGTTTCTGATGGTGACGAGCCACCTGTTGGTATAAATCTTTCCGCTCTAAAACTAACAATAAATCTATTTGTACTCGTATTAACTTTAGGTAAATATTGAACATTTTGTTGTGATGTTGTATCCTTTTTAACCTCTAAAACCTCTATACTGTTGGGGTTGAAGGTTTTGTAATACGACGCTTTTAACTCTTGCAAGACGAATTTCTTTGGATCATCTTGTTTAATTTGTTTTAAAGCACCCGTTATAGGTGCTGCAATAGTTTTAAACGGTGCTGCTATTGTATTAAATCCGCTAGGATCCATTGAGTATATACCTTTTGCTACACCTTTTACTGCTGCTCTTGCGATACTACCTGCACGACGCATTACATCTAAAAACCCTTCTCCTATTAATTCCCGCTGCGAAACTTTGTGCATACTAATATTTATAGTTGAAATCTATAAATTATTACTTATAATTGTGATTATGGAAGATTTTGATAATTCAGAAATTGGTGAGACTATTAAACTACCTTATGCAAACGGAAATGCTCCACGTACAGAGAAAGAAAAGCAGGCTATTATTAAACGTGCAGCTAAAGCTTATGAAAAATATATGGATGCTTTGGGCTTTGATTGGCGTAATGATCCAAACTCAGATAATACGCCGATGCGAGTTGCAAAGGCTTTTGTTAATGATATTGCAACCGGTTGTTATGATAGTCAACCTAATGTAACTGCATTTCCGAATGAGGGTTATGATGGTATTGTAGCTCAATGTAATATTCCTGTTAAGTCTCTTTGTTCACATCACCATTTAGCTTTTACAGGTGTAGCTCATCTCGCTTATATTCCTAGTCTCGACGGTAAGGTTATTGGACTTAGTAAGCTTAATAGAATAGTAGAGTTTTATGCTCGCCGTCCGCAAATTCAGGAAGGGTTGAGTGTACAGATTCATAACGCAATTAACACCGCTTGTATAGGTAATTTAGGTGTTGCCGTTTTAATTAAAGCTCAACATACATGTGCATGTAATCGAGGAGTGAGACATGATGGTTGTTATATGGTAACTAGTAAGCTTTCTGGAGACTTTATGACTGACGCAAAAACGCGTTTGGAATTTTATGATTTTATTAAGATGGCAGAGCCGAGATAGAGCTCTCATATATTTTAATCCATCTTAAAATATTCTGATACGTATTAGTATTAAGCTCCTTTTTAAGATCACACCTCCTAAGCTCACCTCTCAATACTTTTTCGTAAGCATCGTTAAAGTTTGGAGGTGGGTTCTTTAAGTCTTTTCCTTGCCGTCTTATTATGGCGTTACTTTCTTTAAGATATTTTCGAATTGTGGTTTCATGTACATTATACATCTCACCTATTTTTAACATAGTCATACCTGATTCATACGCTTTAATAATATCCTTAATATCCCTATCTCTATATTTTTGATAGCTGCCAGCCTCGGTGCCATTTTTACGGAAATTAAATAGCGTTCCACCCTCTTCTATAATACCGTATGTATTGATTTGCTCTGTTTCATAAGATAGAGCTTCAAGTTCTGTATTAAACTCCTTTATGATGTGAACTATATCCACATCAGAATAACCTTCAGAATGTAGTTTTTCTCTCTTTTTTTGACATCTGCCCGCGTGATGTTTATTATAAGCTCTATCATAGCATTTAGCATATTTACCCTTACCAACATAAAAAACCTCTGTTGTTTTAGGATTTACCCAGTTATAGACATAATAGTGCATATATATTATTTAGTCATAATTTCTTGTTTAACCAAAATATGATAACTTAAACTTAAGTAAAGGAACTTACATATACTAAGTTATGAATATTTTCGTAACTAACGACGATCCCGTGTTAGCAGCACGGGATCTTTGTGATCAACACGTAAGGTCTAAAATGCAAATTGAGGGTGCTATTATGCTAGCGCATGCTTTTCCTCAAGAACTCTTAGACCATCCTTCTACTCCTAGAACGCAATCAGGTAAACCACGTAAATCCGGTAAAGGTTATGCTAAGCATCAATGTTCTATATGGGCTAGAGAAACTAAATCTAACTTTGAATGGCTTGTAAATCATACTCTCGAAATGTTTACTGAGCGTATGTATAGATGGCCTGACTCAAAGGAACATTTTACAAGAACTTTTATTGAGTGGTGTAGTAAAAATGTACATAATATTATTACAACCGATATTCCTCTGACGCCTTATGCTGTAGCTATTGGTGTAGATTGTAACTGTCGTAAATTACCTAACTTTAACGAATTAAGTGTTGTAGATCAGTATCGAGCTTATATTATACACGATAAAGAATTTGCTACATGGACAGCTAGACAGTCACCTAGTTGGTATCATAGTGTACATCAATATGATCACTTGCAATATGCTTAGAATTTACATCAATTAGAGCATCTAATTGTTTGATAAAGTCCTTACCTACAAGTATCTTATATTCGTTTTCTGTTCTATTACCGATACTAAATGGTACATCATCAAATTCAGTACCTGCAAACTTTATTCTAAATTTTACAACTGGTCGTTCCTCTACATGACCTGCACCTACGTTAATACTTACGGTATCGACAATATCTTTTATTAATCGCTTACCGTTAATTGTAGTAAAGGATACCTTAGAACCTTGTTGTGTAAGATCTTCACCGTGTAATACATTGTATGCACCGTTACCAGAATCAATTTTGACTTTGATCTTACCTAGCCCAGCTATTTCCATCTCCTCAATGAGACCTATAACTGTTTTTTCGTAGAATTGTTTAAACGTTCTCATTGGCACTCATCACATCCTCCACATTTACAACCTTCAGCTGCATACGGACACTCATGGGTATCCTCATAACCCTGTGTATATATTCCTTCATCGTCAGAATGAGTTGAACAACCACAGCTATCTTCACTTTCATCTGTCATATAATCAAAAACAGAAGATACATAATCTGTTGCTTTTGTTATCTTAGCAGCTACCCAACCCTCAAGAGATTGTTGATCTTCAAGCATGTGTAGTAGTTTATGTGATAGTTTAGATAACTTACTAAGATCTGATATCGCCATCTCAACTTCTTCCATATCAATTTCATGGTGATGTTCTCCGTGATCGCTACCTCCAGATACTTCTGCACCAGGCATATCCATAGTTATCATTACCGGTTTACCCATTAAACTCGGCGCACTTAAATCTTGATGACCTATTTGACCGTAGGCTTCAGAAAGTAAATCTTGATCTTTACGTTTTAACATAACATTATTTATGCTATACCCAGGATACTCTTTATTCTTTCTCTATCTGTTTCCTTTATTTGTTGAGGTACAAAATAATTCACAACAGAAGGATCTTTAGCTGCAATCATATTTCTCACTTCAGTACCACTTATACCACCACCCTGTATACTAATAGGTGTTACAACAACATGTGGGTACTTATCAGGGTTTTTGATAAAAGAATTATATCTGGTCATATCTTCATCTTTTGCACCAGCACCTACTATTATATTAACATTAGTATGTTCTTCAGCTAAATCATACGTTGACTTAACTGGTGTTATAGGACTTTTTTCAATACTTACAGGCTTAGATAGGTATGGTTTATAAATCGACCATATTTGATATGCCATCTCTTGATCTATACCATCACGAGGACTCTTACCTATAAATACAACTCCTTTGTCTGCATTTTGTAATAGATTCTCTAGTGCTTGAAAGTGTCCATTTGTAGGTGGTTTAAACCCACCAGGTAGTACGGCTATCGTCTCAACGTTTTCTAACTTTTCAAAAAATTGTTTAAAATTAATCATATTCTACCTTTGTTTTTGTGAAATGTTGGTGATATAACCTTGAATATAAATGGTTTGTTATTTACACCATTAAGTTTTATTACTAATCCTTCATATTCTCCTAGTTTACCTGCTAGCTTATTAAGCTCATTTAAGATTTTTAAGTGCATTCTTTTCTGAATAGGTAAAAGTACTCTTACAATATGTTGCCTTAAGGCTTTCTTCTCTTGTTGATCTTCACGTTTTCTAGAAGGATTATTAAGGATTTCTTTGTAATTAGGATTTTGTGATATAAAATTAGTTATCTCTTGATTAGCTAACTGCATTTCTTGTGATAAGTTAATAGGGTTGAATACATCTATATCAAGCGGTAAGAATTTTACATCCTTAGTTGATAGATCTACAATACTTTTTGTAATATCATATTTGATGTCATCAGGCAATTCATTACCTTTATAATCTGTTATATTAATAATAGGGAATGTAGACCATACACCTAGCTTATCTCTATCATAGTTAGTAGCTACAAAGTATACAACATTAGGATTCTCTTCACGCGTAAGAGCAAAGGGTGAATAAAGCCATTCTGCTTGTACTCTTATACCATCTAAATCTAGATCTTTTTTGTATTTGCTTAAAGTTTTAGTTACGATACTTTTTATCTTACCGAAACTACTTTCAAAAGCTGCTTGTGTAGGAGCGTGTTTTATTTTACCTGAAAAATCACCGTTAGTTACGGGACCTGAGTAGCTACCTTGTAGAAAGAATTTATTTTCCGGATTAATACCGAACTTTACACTCAAACCGTCGGCTTTTTCCGATACACTTGAATTGCCTGGTTGAATAATGCCTTGTGTATCTTGAAGTACATCGATAAAATTAACAAAATTCTCAAAACTCATAGAGTATTGACCTGGTTTATATTCTGAATATAGATGCTGTACACCAACACGTGTTCCTTCAGCTGTAGTACTCTCAGTAATTTTTTGTTGTGGTAAAAAAGTAGCTATATCTAAGCCATCCTTTAGGATTGTTTGCCTTGCGTCAGCTAATATTGATAATACTATATTCGTATCATCATACTTCTTGTATAAGAATGAAATAATATCTGGTATTGTTTTTAAGTTACGAGCTTTTGCACTCTTATCACCTAATAGTATTTGCGCTACTCTATCTGGATTTGAACCCTCTACAACAGCACCTGAAGCTCTATCAGTAATACCTGCTACACCACTCCATTTACAGTTAATATTTTTAGCGAGATTAGAGAGTATAACTGCTCTATGCATACCTTTATATGGTACTGCTTCATCATTTGCTAACACAAATTGTGCAAACTTAACATCTGGTACAAACATAAAATCAGTTTGTACAAATTCTTCTTCACTGCCAACAATAGGTGACCTAAAATGTACGCTTATACCTGTTCGTGATATATAATCCTTTGGATTTAAGTTACGTTCTTCACACCAGTTTTTTAATACAGTAGTTAATTCATCCTTTGTATACTTTTGATTATTAATAGCTATATCTAAATCACCAGAAGATTCTCTCTTACCTGTACTACCTAATAAACACTTATTAAGATTAATACCAACAATATTTGAGAGCATATCAACTGTTGGTTTAATGTTAGCTAGTTGAATACGTGAAGTTGGTAATTGCTTAAATACATTGCCTCCTTCAACAATAACGTGGTAATAATGTTTAAAATCTATCATAATAAGTCTTCTATTTCAGTATCTGGGTTGTCTATAGCTGCTATATTAGCTTTATTTAGTTTAATATCTTGGGTATTTTTTGATACTTTTGCCATCGGTGAAATTGAAGTTCTTAAGTCTTTAATACCGTGGTTACCACCACGTGAACCGCTATATCTTCCATATAATACAGGTTCATAATCACCTGTAGGGATGTCACCATTATACACAACATGGTGAGCATCAAGCTCATATGTATCATCGTTACCTGGTACGATTGTCATATTACCTTGGTATAATGCATTAACATTATCTACACCATATTTTTGACCATAATCCATTCCATAAAGAGAAAGCTTTTTGAGTTCTGGATCTTTAATTTTTTTCCATAAAGACTTACCAGGAGGCATACCATCAGGATATATATCTCTAATTTGTTCAACAAATTCCTCTACTTCTTCGTGTTGACAAATATCCTTACCAGATTTACATGTTGTACCACCATACTGTTGATAATCAGTAGCTTTTTTACCTGCTTTATGTGATATAAACAATACTGGTTTACCTTTATATGTAAAGTTAAAATCACTCTTAGGTGTACCTGGAGTAGATTTAATACCGTCAACTTTTTGAACGTAACCGTTTATATCAATATTAATATATTCAACATCATTCTGTAAAAGTAAAGCTTTAACTTGATCATCTAAACTATTGAGAACGAGGTCTTCGTCAATAGTTCCGAACCCTTTACCCTTACCTAAGACAACAGGATACTCATTTTCATTTTCATCTTGCACTATATAAGTACGAAGCTGGCCGGAGGTAGATCCTTCCTCACCTGGTTTTGCTATTCTTATAACTTTTAAACCAGCATCCTCAAGTGTTTGAATAAACTTACCTGAATCATAAGAAGCTATCGGTTGTAATCTTACATCTTTACCAGATGATCCAACCTCAAGGTTTATATCTTGTGCTGCAATAATAGTTGCAAGTTCTTTTTTACTATACTTCTTTAGCTTTTCATCTTTTTCATACAACACATTCGTATATAAACGCGAGTTAACCGGTTTACCTACTATATTACCGTATATATTTGATAATTGTCTATTACGCATTTGCAAGATCCTTTTCAATATCTATATCTGATTCTTGATTCAAGAGATCCTTAATTACAGTTACTATTTTTTCAGGATCTGAATCAGCAAACTCATTAACAACAGGCTTTAAGATTATTAGCTCTTCTTCTGTTGGTACATGCGCTAAGGATTGCAATATAAGTTCTTTATACAGCGGAAATATTTCTGCTAAATTTAACTTATTTAAAGTAGAATCATCTTCAACCGGTTTTGCATCTACAGCAGTAACTGGTGCTGTATCTGCTTGCGGCTCAGTCGCATCAGCAGGCTGTTCTAACATAACCATATATTTTTTTAAAATACTCAAGGTCTTTGATTCAACACGTAAGCTGCTATCGAGATTAAGAATACTCTTTATTTCTTCTACTACTTTTGCTACTGGTACGTTTACAGTTTGTTTAATATTTTCTATCTTATTAGCTATATACTTACTCTTATTACTATCAAATAGAGTGGGATTAAAGATGAACGCGTTAGTTAAAATCTTAATGACATATTTCTCATTTTCAGCAAGTTCCTTTATTCCTGTGTCTTCCTGTTCAGTCTCAACAGGGGCAGCTTCTTGAGGTGGTGCCATTTCTGCAGGAGCAGCTTCCGGTGCAGGTGCAGGTTCCTGTTCGTTAAGTATTCTATAATACTCTTTAAATAATTGATCTGTCTTCATAAATTCTAATAAGACATTGTATTTGATTGATTAGCAGCAGTTGTAATTTTTTTTGCGACTTTTGCAACTGCGGTAGTTATATCATTTCTAGCTTTAAGTGCTACCGGATTACGTTTTAAGCGTAAAGGATCTGTATTAAGTATTCCAGATACAACATCATCCTCACCATCCTCTTCGCCAATTTTTTTCGATATATTTTTAAGTTCTAAATCAATAATTTTATCACCTACAGTAATAGTAACAATATCGCTAAAAGTTTTAAGACTAGATGTAATATCTTTACTAGCAAAAAGCTGTTGTAACTCTCGTAAGGCTTCTCTTTTTTTATCGAGATCTTGAGGTGGTAGATTATTTTCTACTATATTTAAAAACTTACTCATATCTTTATTTATTTAACAACCAGTAATTTGTTAGTTAACTGCTTGAAGTATACATCGTAAAGATAGCTTAATTCATATATCTTTAAAAATTTAACTAAACCCTTAAAAGAGTACTTGAGTGTATCGTAATTAATTGTGTAATATAATTGTGTTTCAAGTAATATTACCGACTCAACAACATTATTATGTATCTTGTTAACAAAATAATCAACTGGTATATCGCTAAGTATAAACTGAAAAGGTAGTTTTTTAATAGTTTTGAGGGATAAATTGAGTATTGTATCTCTTTCATCATTATTTAAATATAATGTATTTTTATTAATATACAGTGCAGTCTTATCCTTTTTCATTCGCTCACAAATAGCAATTATCAATGCATTAATAAATAATTTTTGCGTATCTTTCTTTTTAAAATTATTACTGACACCGTATAGCTCTATATCTTTATTAAATCTACAAAAAGTCTCTTTGAGAACAAAGTCAAAGTTTAATAATCTGAGATTGTAACGCGGTATCTTGTGTTCTATAGTCATCTCCGTTTTTTGGTTTTCCAATTCGTAGGTTAATAATTCCGTTGTAATAATCATCTTTAAGCAATACCTCCTCTTCAAATTGAAGTTTAGCTTCAAAGTATGATAATTCAAATTTTGATTTACACCACCGCAAAATTTCAAACTTAAAGTTTTCTTTACCGTAAGTTATTATGTCTTCATTAAGTTCACGTGATGAAGATGTATAGATCTTCCAGTCTGTCTCACGTTCTTCATGCCTTTTATTACGCTTACCCTTTAGAGGCTTACGTTTAAATATAGTTTTACACTGTTTTTTACCAATATACTGTTTATTATTACTCTGACACGTAATTTTATATATAAATCCATAAGGTATATTATCATTCTCTACTATAAGAGACGTTGTCCAGTGTCCTAAATCCATTACTTTTTATATTTACGCTTTGTAGGCTTTCTCTTCTTACCTACTTTGATTATAGTATTAATAGGTTTTCTTCTTTGTATTACAGGAGGACCACTCGGTGTATAATTCTTAGCATTACCAGGTGCAAAAGAATCTTTACTGAAAGGACTATCAGGACTAAATCCCTCACTACTACCACCCACGACACCACCAGCTGTCATATTTTCTACATACATTTTAAAAAATTCTTTGAAAGTTACAGTTGATTTCATGGTTATTTATATTTATAATGATTATGTGGAATTGATAGAACGATATAAAGATGAGATTGGTAAAGATCTTGTAATAAATGACTTTAATATTAAAGACATACAGTTAAAACTGCCAGCTCGTAAGCATTATTGGGCTGCTCGTCTAATAGATGCTAAAATCACACTACATAAACTTAATAAACGTAAGAAAACTTTAAAAGAATCACTTGTAAAACGTATTGTTGCTGACGCTCCTATAAGAATTACACAACAATCAGCGGAAGTAGCTGCGGAATCGACAGAAGATTTGCAAAATATTGCTAATGAAATTAAAGACTACGAGTTTGTCATTGAATATTTGGAGAAAGTAGAGAAAATTATGAGTGGAATGGGGTTTGATATTAAAAATATTATTGAAATTCAAAAAATGGAGCAATTATGATCGAATTAGATTATAACAAATCTACAAATAAGCTCTTAATACGTAGTGACGATAGTTTTACCTTTGATAACTTAAGAGAGCATTTTAGTGTTGAAAATAAAAATGCATCTTTTATGCAACGTCGGTTTAAAGCTCGCGGTGTAAAGATTCCAACGAGAAAATATGTAATTACACCTACAGGTATTTGTGATATCGGTCTTTATTGGGAGATCAGAAGGTATTTTATTGAAAAACAAATTATTTTAGATGTTACAATTTCAGATAATTTAACAAAAGCCTTACATATAGGTTCAAATAATGAAACCTATACTAACTTTAACTTAGAATTAAGAGATTATCAGGCAGATGTACTCAATAAAGCTTTAAAATTAGGTTGGGGTACATGTATTCTAGGTACGGGAGCGGGTAAAACACTTACTACCGCAGCACTTATTGAAAATTATTATCGTAATAGTAATAATAAGAGTACTTTTAAGTGCATTATGCTCGTACCCGACTTGTCTCTCGTATCTCAAACGTATCAAGAGTTCATCGACAGTGGTGTAACTTACAGTCTTACAAAGTGGACAGGTACAACTAAGCCAGATTTATCAGCTAATGTTATTATTTGTAATATAGGTATACTATTATCACGTTTTACTGAATCAGATTGGGTAAAATATATTGATTTGCTTGTAATAGACGAGTGTCATAAAATAAAATCAACGAGTGAAATTAGTAAAGTTATTACAAAAATAAAAACTAGGCATCGTTATGGGTTTACTGGTACTCTACCTGATAATAATGAAGACAAATGGTTTCTAATTGGTAAATTAGGTCCTATATTGTATGAAAAAACAAGTGCAGAGTTACGACAAGAGAACTTTTTAACAAATGTTGAGGTTAAAATCCTTAATATTAACTACGGACATGTACGTATTCCACGTATATCAGATAGTGCTTATCGTGATGAATTAGATTTTATATACGAAAACAGTAAAAGAAATGAACTAATTGCAAAATTATGCCATAAGTTAGCAAATAATACACTAATTTTGGTAAATCACATCAAACACGGTGAAATATTATATGAAATCTTAGAGAAATCGTGTAAAACTAAGCAAGTATACTTTATTCGTGGTGAAATAACAGTAGAAGAACGTGAAAACATTAAAAGAATTATGGAAAGTGACGATAATGTTATATGTATCGCTATTAGTGCTATTTTTTCTACTGGTGTTAACATAAAAAACCTTCATAACATCATATTTGCTGCGGGAGGTAAGTCCTTTATACGTACGGTACAGTCCATAGGTCGTGGATTACGGTTACACTCTAATAAAACCCGGTTAATTATTATAGATTTGTGTGATATGTTACATTACGGTGAAAAACACTGTGAAAAGCGAGTAGAAATATATAAGAAAGAGAAAATAGCATATTCAGAAAAAAATGTAGATATATGTTGATATTTTCGATATGGTAAATACAATAAGGGTATGTCCAAAGCTGATTATTATATAAGTCCTAAAGAATTTAAGGAATCCTTAAGGAGGTTTTATGATACAGATGTGTTAACTGATGATCTCGCTGAGAATGTAAAAAAGATTGCTTATGGTTTAAGCTATAATAGTAACTTTATTAACTATACTTATAAAGATGATATGATCGGTGATGCTCTTATTAAGATGTATTCAGCTTTATCACGAAAAAAATATAGTTTTGATACTGAATCGAATCCATTTTCATACTTTACAACGATTGCATTCAACGCATTTATTAATCGTATTAAAAAAGAGAAAAGACATCACGAAGCTGAAAAGAATTATCGTGAAAAGTTATACGAAGATATTATGACCGATCCTGAAAATGGGGGAGCTTATATTTATGTAAAACCTATTTTGGATGATGATGAAGAATATGATCAAGATTAATAAACCAAGAATAGGTATTGTATCAGATCTACATTTAGGCATACATACTAATAGCACACAATGGCATGAGATAGCAATTACATGGGCTAATTGGCTTGCGAGTGAGTTTAAACGTCAAAATATTAAGGATATAGTTTTCTGCGGTGATTGGCATCATAATCGCAGTGAGATCTCTGTAAATACACTACAAGTATCTGCAGATATACTAGATATCTTTAAAGACTTTAACCTAATTGCTATAACAGGTAATCATGACGTGTTTTATAAGCATAGAACTGATGTAAACTCACTCTCTATCTTTAAAACGCGTGATAATGTTACTATTTACGATAGTGTTGTAACATTTACTGCTTTTGATCGTACTATTACTCTATGTCCGTGGAATACTGATATAAACGATATACCTAAAAGTGATGTTATATTCGGTCACTTTGAGATCGAGACGTTTAAAATGAATACATACAAGGTATGTGAAGAGGGTATGCGTATAAAAGACCTTTTACAGCGTAGTAACCTAATTATTTCAGGTCATTTTCATATGAGACATGAGAAAAAGTTCGGAGCAGGTACTATTCTGTATGTAGGTAACCCTTTCCAAATGGATTTCGGTGACGCTGATAATAAAAAAGGTTATTATATATTAGATCTTGATACTCTTGAGTATAACTTTACTGAAAATACTATATCTCCCTTATATATTAAGATTAGTCTTAGTGAGTTAATAACATATAATACAATAACTACAGAATTACGGGAGTTGTTTAGTAATAATATTGTTAAATTAAAGATAGATCGTAATATAGCACAAGAAGATCTTAATATTTTAACTACAAAGCTTAATCAATTACGACCACAAACATTAGCTATTGACTATGACATTAACTATAACAAAATTAGTAATGATAATAAGGAGAAAGACCTATCCGGTATCGATATATCACAGGCTATTGAAGAATTTGTAAACCTACTCGAGATAGACAATAAAAAAGAAGTGTTAGACTACACATTTGAGTTGTATAAGAATTGTATATAATGAAAACAGTTAACTTTACCAGAATAGCTATCCAGAACTTCCTTTCCGTGGGGGAAGAACCTGTAATTATTAATTTTAAACGCGGATTACACGTACTTACAGGTAGAAATATAGATAAACCCGAAAGACGTAACGCTGTAGGTAAGTCTACCGTAGCTGATTCTCTTTATTTCGCTATATTCGGTGAAACACTACGTGAAATTAAAAAAGATCTTATTGTTAACAATATTACTGGTGGTAAAACGCATGTAGAACTTGATTTTGAAGTAGATTCACCGCGTGGTAACAATAAATTCAAGGTAATACGTACACTATCACCAACAAAACTTACAGTATTCAAGGATGGTACTGATAAAACACGTGATAGTATAGCGAATACTACAAAATATATTTGTGAAGTATTGAGCGCATCACCTGCAATCTTTCAGAATTGTGTTATTATGACAGTTAATAATGCAATTCCGTTTATGGCAAAAAATAAAACCGAAAAGCGTCGGTTTATTGAAGATATTTTTGGTATGGAAGTGTTCAGTAAGATGATTACTGTATTAAGATCTGAATATAATGAGATTAAAAAGGAATACGATGTACAAAACACTAAACTAGAAGAAGTAACTACCACTTTTAATGGTTACAATCAACAAAAAACAAAGAGTTTAGAGAAAAAAGAAGAGAAACGTAAGCTCTACCTTACAAGACAAAGTAATAACAGTCAAGAGATAATTGAACTTACTAAAAAGATAGATAATATTGAGTGTGAGACTAATATCGACAAGTATAAAAAGCAAATTTCAGATCTCGAGGGTAAGTTAATTACGTGTGATGATAAGATATCACAACTTATCGAGGAAAGTACTAGTAAGAAGTCTGTTTTAAATCATAAAAAAGATCATTACAATAAGATTGGTACTGATGAATCCAAGTGTCCTGTGTGTTTACGTTCAATAGCTGATCATGATAAAGAGACTATTGAAGGCGAACGTCAACTTCTTAAGAGTGAACTGGTGTTAATGGCTGATGAGGTTAAATTATCTTTAACTAAGACTCAAGAAGCAAAAAATCTTAAAGATAAGATTAAAGATTTGATACAACAGACAACAAAGTCTCTTAATAATGCTAATTTACAGCTACAATCTAAGGTAAACATTCAAACTAGTATTGATAAACTCAATAAATGGCAGGAAGAACTTAAAGATGATATTGATGCACTTGCGAATGATAGTAATGAGTTTGATGAACTAATTAGTATTACGGAAATAAGACTAAAAGAGTTAGAGAATACTGTTTTATCTATTAATAAGCAGCTAAGTAAGCTCGATATTGTTAAATTTATTGTATCTGAGGAAGGTGTTAAGTCATATATTGTTAATAAGTTGCTCGAACTGCTTAATAATAAGTTATATTTTTATCTTAAGAAGCTCGATTCTAATTCTACATGTGTATTCAATGAATATTTTGAAGAAGAAATTGTTAACGATAAAAATAAGATCTGTTCCTACTTTAACTTTTCAGGAGCTGAACGTAAATCTATCGATCTTGCTTGTTTATTCGCTTTTTCAGATATTAGACGTTTACAAGGCGGTGTAAGTTACAATATTGCAATATATGACGAGCTATTTGACTCTTCTTTCGATCAAAAGGGTATTGAGCTCATTACAGAAATATTGAAGGAGCGTGTTGAATCGCTTGATGAATGTACTATTGTTATATCTCATAGAACAGAATCTTTAAAGGCTGTAACCGGTGACATTATTTTTCTTGAGAAACGCGACGGAATTACAAGACGAGTGGAGTATTCAGAATATTAATGTAAATAATCCAAGATGCACGTTCAGCCATTCGTCAGCCCTTTTGTTAATGCTGTTGTTCAACCTTTCGCAAGCAATGTTGTAATACAACCTGTTCAAAATATACAGCCTAAAGAACTATCACTTCCAAGATACGTCAATTATTTAGCGGATTATTCAGGATGTGGTTTCTGGCGTATATTATGGCCTGAATTACTAATTAACTCTGAAGGTTACGGTTGTTCTCAATCTCAAACCGCTATGATATTTGACCCACGCTGGTATAAAGGTGTGAAGTGTGTTAAGATACAACGACAAGCATCAAATGATCAAAAAGAATTCGTTAAATATCTTAAATCTATCCAGCAAGAAAGTGGATTTAAGTTAGTATACGAAGTTGATGATGTTGTATTTAGGGAAGATATTCCTGATTATAATAAATTTAAATTTGCTTTCGATAACGAAGAAATTCGTAATAATTGTATAGAAATTATTAATATGTGCGACGAAGTCACAGTTACCTGTGATTATATGCGTAAGTTATACCAGAAGCGAACTGGTAAACAAGAAATTACTGTTGTACCTAACTTCGTTCCATATCATTGGATGGGTCACCATTATAATAAACAGCGTATTTGGAATAATTACGACAAAAATAAACGTAAACCGAGAGTCCTCTATACAGGTTCAGGCGCTCACTACGACGTAGACAATAAAAACGGCGGTATTGATGACTTTTCACACGTAATTGATGTAGTAAGACGTACAATTGACAAATATCAATGGGTATTCGTCGGATCTTTCCCACCACCCTTACAACCGTTAGTTGAAAGTGGTAAAATCGAGTTTCATCAATGGCAATCACTCAATAGGTATGCTGGATTTATTGCTAATCTTGGAGCTCAAATAATGATCGCTCCTTTACAGGATAATAGCTTTAATAACTCTAAGTCAGACATTAAATTTATTGAAGCGTGTGTGTTAGGTCTACCATGTCTTGTTCAAGATATGGAAACGTATAAAGTAGCACCAGCAGAGCTTAAGTTTAAAACAGGAGAAGAGCTAGAAGAGAAACTTGCAGCAATTCTTAAGAATAAAGCTGCATATTACCGTAATACAGAAAGGTTTAGAGAAATTGGCGCGAGCAGGTTCTTAGAACTCGATGAAAATATCGGTTGCTACCTTGAAGTTCTTAATACACCTTACGGCTCACCAGAGAGGAAATATCTCAAGCGTTGGAATCCTTAATAGGTTGATAATTATTTGTTATGGTTTATACTATAACTAAGAATGGCATATCGAAACGCAATATACAATAGCAGAGATCAATCGATCAAGCTTTTTACTTGGGATGAGTCCGGTAAGCGTATTACACGCGATGTAACTTTCAACCCGTACCTGTATCTCGAATCTCCTGACGGCGATAAGACGTCCATTTACGGTACAAAGGTTAAGAAGCGTACATTTAATACGCAGTACGATAGAAATAAGTATATTGCTGATTCTGGTAACCGTAGGTTATTCGAAAATATTCCTACTGTACAGCAATACTTGCTAGAAGCGTTCTGGCGTGAGAATGAAGCTCCTGAATTTACTCAACACCCACTAAAGGTTGTATTTTTTGACATCGAAACTTTTTCACCTAGCAGCTTTCCGAATACAGAAGACCCTACTCACCCTGTAAATGTTATTACATGCTATGATACAACTACTAAGAAGTTTAATACTTTTGGGTTAGCTCCATATACAAATACTGCTGATAATGTAGTATACTATCACTGCAAAAATGAGCGGGCTCTGTTTATTAAATTTATCGAGTATATAGAATCCGACTACCCTGATATTCTTAGTGGTTGGAACTGTATAGAAGAAAATCAACATGTATGGTTACAGGATCGTATAGTTAAAATTAAGGATTTATCGAATAACTTCGAGAATAAGCCTCTTAAAAGACATGGTATTTGTATAAATAACTTTATGAATACAGGTATAAAGTCTGAGTACGAGATTAAGACGGAGCATGGTAGTAGTGTTCTGTGCTCTAAAGATCATAGATTTATGGTTTATAGAAGAAAAAAGACAGATTATAAAAATTTTAAAACCTTAACTAAAAATATTGTAGAATTAAGTGTAGCAGATATTGAGCGTGATCAAGTTGTTTATGATTTCTATGCTGTCAAACATCTAGGTACTAATAATAATAGTGACTTAAACTATCAAGAATTTGTAGAAAGCGTGCCAGCACTTAGAGACGTCATAGTTGATGAGGATCAGGATAGTTATATTTTTAACTTTACTACAACGCGACGTGTTTGTGATAATTTTATTATAAGAAAAAAAGAGAGTATATCTTTAGAGATACTACAACTAATGGGATTTATATTTACAGATGGTACATATGATAAGAGTAAGCAGTGTTATAGGTTGACAAGTAAATATAGCGATTTAATCGCAAGTTATACAGCAGCGTTTGCAAAAGAGCATAACAAAAATCTAAAACCATTTACTGAGTGTATAACCAGGTTTAATAATAGAGAGTTTATTTCATATACCAAGCAGATATGTAATAATAATAAAGTTCGTGTATTGCACAATTTAATTTATAACAAAAGTGACTCTAAGCAACCAGATGTAGAACTACTATCTAGATTATCTTATTCTCAATTCAAGGCATTTTTTAGTGGTATGATCGACGGTGATGGCTGGATTGAGCAGAATGGTATTTCTTTATGTAATTACGACTGCACTAAATATAAATTTTTAAATGACCTTCAAGAATTACTACTATGGAATGGTGTTCAATCGCGTTTGCATAAGAATTATATTACTGTAAATAGTAATAATATAAATCAGAAATTTTTAGAAAATTTATATATCAGACATACACATAGAAAAACCAAACTAAGCAATTTAAAATATCGAACTATTAAAAATACTGCGTCTAATAAAATACAATGGATGTATGGTGGTGCTGATGAATATGTAGTTAGGATATTACCTATTACCAAGACAGGTAGAGAGGTGCAAATGTACGATATAACAACAGAAACACATACATTCTTATGTAACGGTATACATACACACAATTGTGAGGGGTTTGATATTCCTTATATCATTAACCGTATTGAAAGATTATTAGGTCAAGAGTATGTAAATAGGTTGTCTCCTGTAGGTCAAGTATATGATAGAATGATTAGGGGTAAGTTCGGTCGTGAGGTTAAGCGTTACTATATTAATGGCGTTGCATGTATTGACTATCTCGATATCTATAAGAGGTTTTGCTTAAAGCTGCGTGAATCTTACAAGCTTGACGCTATTGGTGAGATTGAACTTAATGAACGTAAGGTTGATTATGGTGATATTAACCTAGCTACACTTTCTGAGACTGATTGGAATACATTTGTAAAATATAACATTCAAGACGTTAACCTCCTTGTTAGACTTGAGGAGAAGTTACAATATGTATCGCTATTACGAATGCTTTCTTATGTAGGTTTGACAACGCTTGAAGGTGCGATGGGTACTATTTCAGTCATCAACGGAGCTCTTACGATTAAAGCACGTAAACGTAAAGAGGTTATATCTACTTTCGTTCGTAACCAAGCTGAAGGAAAGAATCCAGGTGCCTATGTAGCTGAACCTAAGCACGGCTTTAAGGAGAATGTAGTATCGTTTGATGCTAACTCGCTATATCCGAACGTTATGATTGCGCTTAATCTATCACCCGAAACGAAAGTAGGTAAGATAGAAAAAGTAGATGATGATAACTATACTGTAAAGCATGTATCAGGTAGATCATTTAACTTAACGAAAGAAAAGTTTAGCGCTTTTATTAAACAAGAAGAATTAGCTATTACTAAGGCAGGTTTCTTATTTACGCAGAAGAAGCAAGGTATTATTCCTGAATTTCTTGATCACTACTACGATCAGAGAAAAGATACAAAAAGCAAGCTAATGTCTGCAAGGGTAGATTTATCAAAAGTTAAGGATGAATTAAAGGAAATAGAAACTCAACTTGAGTGCTTAGAATAGATCTTCTTTTCAACTTTTTGGATTATAATATAATCATTTAGATGTTTTACCTTATAAGGTAAAGCTATATCTGTTTTACCTTTTATTCTCCATTCTAATGCATCTTTACCGTACCCTTCATTTATCATATCTTTTAAAAAAGATGTTCTAGCCTCGCCTGTACTTACTAATATAAAGGTAATAAAATACATCTCTCTTTTACTGCTGGCAATCTTACATTTTAACGATCTTTGTTGTCTCTTGATATCTGTATTACAATAACTCTGCTTCCAGCTATTATATCTTTCGTTTTCTACTTGCTGCTTATAATAAGTAGACCACTTGTGTTTTGTATCTAAAGTACTCTTTATCCCTCTTGCCACATTATCAGGATGTCTATTAGCAAGAGATTTTTGTCCAATTTTTTCTCTTTTCATTTTATCTAAGCTATTCCAAAAAATTAACATTGATTTACTCCTATTTTCCTTCTGTTCATTAGTAAGTACTATACCAGCTGAACCTTCACCACCGTTTGTTAAATTGTATAGAGGGCCTGTATCTATATTCTCTCTACCTACCGTAGCTATTAATTCAATCTCCCTCTTAAAAGCATCTGCCTCGTTATTAAAGTACTCTAAAATACTATAACATGGAACAATATTATTTGTTATTAAAAATTTATTGAGATTTGTAAGTTTAGTTTTTTTATTATTATGTAGATGCTTAAGATATCTTTTTCCTCTACCCTTACCTATATATACAGGTTTGACGTTGAATTCTTGCTCACATAAGGTACAATAATATTCGATCATAGGATCAAAATAAGCATAAACATAATATTTTTCATTATTGCTCATATATTTATTTATGGTTAAACAGGCATTTATATGGATAAACAGGCACTACTAAAAAGAAGAGACGAGCTCTTAAAAGAGAAAGAACGACTAGAGCTAGATGTAAGTAGATACCATACATTACAGATGGTACAAAAAGTACTTTTAAATTCTGTCTACGGATATATGGGTAATAAACAAGCTCCTATTGGCGATGATGATATTGCATCGTCTGTAACACTAACTGGTCAAGCTGTTATTAAGCATGCAGGTAAGCTACTACAAGATTACTTAACTACAAATTTTAATATTACTGATAAGCATACCCTTAATGAAAGTTGGGTGTATTCTGATACAGACTCGTGTTACTTCTCCTTAGGTTGTATTAAAGATAAAGTACCTTTGAAAGATGGTAATGAAGTATCTGCAGATTTTTATAAAACTGTAAATGATCTTGAAGATTATCTAAATGCAGGTATTACCACATGGGCAAAGAAAAACCTACTTACAAAAGATAGTCGATTTGTGTTTAAGCGTGAATGTATTGCAGATGTTGCTGTGTTTCTTCAGAAGAAACGTTACGTTATGCATATTCTTGACGACGAAGGGCTTAAAGTAGATAAGTTCAAGTATGTAGGTGTTGAAGTTGTACGTACAACAATGCCTAATGCTATTAAACCTTACGCTAAAAAGATTATCGAAACAATGCTGTTAACTCAGTCTCAAAATCAGACTAATAAGCTTCTTAATGAAACGTTTGATGTGTTTAAGAGTCTTATGCCAGAGGAGATTGCTTTCGTTATGGGTATTAAGGGGTATGAGAAATATGCACCGTTGTGTAGAGAGTTTTTAGTTGCTAAAGGTATGCCTATTCATGTTAAGTCAGCATATTATCATAATTTGATTATGTCAAAAATTGACGGTAAGAGTGAGACTATTTCTTCCGGAGATAAAATTAGATATCTCTACGTAGAAAAACAAAACAAGTATGGTATTACAAATATTGGCTTTAAGTATAACTATAATGCAGAGTTTAAGAATCTTTTTAAAATCGACTATGTCTTAATGTTTGAAAAGATTCTATTTAATTCGATTGAACGCTTCTATAACTCTGTAGGTTGGCGTATTAGAAAGCCAACAGATAATGTACAAACTGAACTTGATGATCTATTTGGGTTTTAAGTTAGTTGCATAATAGAATTTAACACCTATATAATATCAATATGGAATATTTAGATCAACCTGAATTTGATAATACACCGAGAGCACATCCTGCTTTTTGGAGAGGTAAAAACATTGGCATTAATAGCGTATTAGAGATTGTTTCTAATATTATGATGGGATATGATGATGGGTCAGGTGTTAATAATCACCCAGGCATCGAAGCAATGAGGAAGGGTATTCTCACTTGGAAAAGCCAAGTTGATAAGTCACTTTCTGATAATAAAAAGGTTGAAAAATAAAATCTTTACTATAATATAATATATCATGAGTAAAATTACTACTATTATCGATCATATTGGACGTACAGTTATCGGTGAGATTGTTTCTGAAACAGAAGCAACACTTACCCTAAATAACCCTGTTATTATTCACGTTCAACCTAACCCGCAAACAGGTCAACTTCAAGTTCAATCTATTCCATATATCTTTATGGAGTTTCTAGAACAAGCTTCACGAGCAGCAAATCACTGGACATTTAACCGCTCTAGTATTGTTCAATCTGAAGTTCAACTTGATAGCAAAATTATTGCCCAATATAATGGCATTAATACTCCTCAACCGCAAGCAGCTCCTACAGGTGATGCAGAGGTAATTAAGCTATTTGAAGACTAAATATTAAATAAATCTAACAACACCTCCCACGCCTCTTAACAATGCGCACCAAGGGAGGTTCTTTTTTGTCTTGATTTTTAGAGTAAAGTATTTATTATATCTATATGGATAAAGACGTACGAAGTGCATTAGATAGTATTGATGAAATTAACCCGTTTGCTACTTATCTCTCCGATAGTACATTGAGTAGAGTAGATAGCTGGATTGATACAGGTAGTTATGTACTTAACGCAATTGTATCAGGTTCCGTTTATGGTGGTATACCTAAGGGTAGAGTAGTTATGCTAGCAGGCGAATCGATGACAGGTAAATCACTATTTGTTCAAAAGATTCTTGCTAACGCTCAAAAAGAAGGTCTTATTCCTGTTATTTTTGATACCGAAAATGCTATTGATGCAGAAGGCGCTACTCGTATTGGTTTGGATGTATCTAAGGTCAAATATGTACCGTGTGTTAGTATCGAACAAACCCGAAACGCGTTGTATAAATTTTTAACTTCGGTTCAAGAAAAGAAATTACAGGGTAGATTTATTGTAGCTATTGATTCTCTCGGTAACCTTCAATCTGAACTCGAAC